CCCCACCGCAGCAACAGCCAGGCCCAAAGGTCCGATCAGAGCCCCCATAAACGCAATCCGCAGCGCCTGCACCGTTGCCATCACAGCCCGCAGCCCGGTCATCAGGAACGGCAGCGCGCCGGCCAGCATCATCACCGCACCGGCCGCAGCCGTCACAGCTCCGCCGATTGCGATCACTTTTGCGATCGTGGTCTTCGTTCCACTCGACAGTCCCTGCCACGCATTGATCAGACGGTTCAGCCCCTTCAGGAGCCCCTCCACGGCTGGCCGTACCGCCCCGATCATATCCTTCCCCACCACCGTCGCGAACGTCTGCATTGATCCCTTCAGCAGGGTCTTCTGTCCTTCGAAGGTATCCAGCAACTTCTCCCTGAATTCCGCAGCTGTTCCGCCGGCGTGCCCCATCTCCTTCCGCAGGTGCTCGATTGCAGCCGCTCCCTTCAGCGTCACCTTCTCACCATTGATCGTGGTGGACGCGGTGGCCTTCAGGACGGCATTGAACGCCAGCAGACCGCGGGCGCCGAACGCCCGGGCCACCGTCGCATTACGCTCCTTATCCGTGGTGTCCCCCATGGCCTTGTCCAGGTCCTGCATCACATTGATCAGCGGCCGGATCTTCCCGGTCTGCTTGTCATAGATATCCACCCCCAGCTTCGTCACCGCCGCCTGCGCATTCTGATCCGCAGCCAGGCGCCGGGTAGACTCCCGGTACGCGGTGGCCGCGCTGGACGCGTCAATGTTCGCGTTCCGGAGCTGGCCCACAATGATCAGGGTGTCGTCCAGGGACTGCCCGAACGTGGCGCCCGCGGCCGCAGCCTTCGCCAGGCCCACGCTAAAATCCTTCGTTTGGAAGTTGGTTAGCTGCGTGATCCGCAGCAGCTTATCCGTAACGCCCGTGGCCTTTTCCGCTGCTATCCCGTAGCTGTTCAGGGTTCCCACCACAGCCTCCGCAGCCTCCGCCACGCCCAGCTGCCCCAGGGAACCGGCCGCCAGGTCCAGGACAGGGATCAAGGTGCTGGTGGCCTGCTGCGCATTCTGCCCCGCGGTGGCCAGGCTTGTCAGCCCCGCCACGGCTTCCTTCGGGCTGAACTGCGTGGCGATCCCCGCGTTGATCGCGGCGTCCTCCAGCATCTTCATCTCTTCGGCCGTGGCCTTCGACACCGCGCCCACGCCAGCCATCCCCTGTTCGAACTGCCCCGCGTAGCTGGCCAGCTTGAACTGCGCAGCCAATGCCACACCACCAGCGGCCAGCATCCCCAGGCCGGCGCCCATGGTCCGAACGTGGTTTGCGAAACCGGTGCTTACTTTTTGGGTTGTGCCTTCTAGCTGCGTGAAGTCGCGGGACAGGCCCCGAACCTTCCCGCTGGCCAGGTTCTTCGCCGTGAACAGAAAACCTAACCCCATGCTATTCAGTGCCATCAGATCCCCCGGGCTACTTGCCACCCTGCCGCTGTGCGTCTTTGATCGCCTTCGCTTCGGCCGTCCGCTGCTGCTTCACCCTGCGGAGATACCACAGGGCTTCGTCCACCGGCAGGTCCATCACTTCCTCCCTGGTCCACTCCAGGCCGGATCCGCCGTGCATCGTCCACGTCAAGGCAAAGATCAATTCGCGCAGGCCCCCGGGGTCCAGGGGAAGAATCAGGAACTGGATCCCGGGTCCTGCGTCTCCAGCTCCGCCTGGTGGTCCTCCTGCGCGGTAGTGCGTGGCACCACCTCCGCCTCCGGATCCACCGTCTCCATCTCGTCCAGGTCCTCCAGATCGTCCAGGTCCTCCACCACCCGCTGCTTCTTCGCCAGCTGTGGCGAGAAGAACGCCGAATCGAAAGGGACTTCTACCTGCTTCACCGTATCGCAGTGCTGGCACTGGATCCGGATCGTGGTCTCCACGCCGCAGTTGTGCGTTTCCATGTCCGCCCGGATGAAGTCCGCCACGTCTGAATCCAGGTTGTCCAGGAAGTCCTCCAGCTTCGTACTGGGCCGCTTGCCCACGCCTTCCACTTCCACGATCCGGAGCAGCAAAACGAACATGGACAGGCGTTCCTTGTACTTCGCTTTCTTCTTCGACATCACCGCTTCGGTCTCGCCGGTGGCCAATTCGTACCAGACCACGCAGGGCCGGTCGTCGAACCCCTCCACGCACCCCGCGGGGACCTCCAGCTTGAACCGGTTGCCTTCCTCCAGGATCTTCCGATCCGCCGGGGACAGCATCTGCACCGGCCGGTCCTCCAGGTTCACCTCCCAGGGGATCGGTTTCTTGCACGTCACATTGTCGCAGGTCTCGTCGAATTCGTACGCCCCGCCGTGCGTCGTGATCCGGAGCAGCATCATCGCGTACGAACGATCCCCCTGGATCGCCTTCCGCCAGGGGAACGGACCCACCACCGCGGGCTGCCCCTTCGCTGGCTTGTACCCCTTCAGGTTCTGGTACGGGCCCCAGTCGTGCACCTCCAGGGTGCAGGCCCCCAGCAGGTCCTCCAGGCCGGTCCCGGCCCGGGCCTTGTGCTCGTTTGCCAGGCCATTCTCTTCCCGCACCTTGTATTTTCGGAGCGTCACCACCAGCCCGGACGGGCAGGTGATTATCCTGGTTCGTGGTCTGATCGTGATCGGTGTTGAATCGTTCATGCTTTACCTCCTGGGCGTCGTTTGCTCTAACGCTTTCCAGGGGGCCGGTGCTGGGGCGCTGTGCGCCGTTCCAGCCGCGGCCCCTGCCTCTACCTATGCGGACCCTTTAGGCCCGTAGCGTGCCGCTCGGGGCGTCGAAGTTACGCGGCAGCACGGTTGAAGTACGCATACCCCAGGGCCACGGACTCCATACGCACGTCGTCGCTGTCCGCGTCCCAGTCGCCACTGGACCACCGGCGGACGCGGGCTTCGTACATCTCGAACTCTTCCCCGCGGGTTTTGTTGTCGCCCTTCATCTGCACCCAGTCCGCGTTCCGGAAGTCCTGGCTGGACTCGTTCGCCGCTGCGTCCGCGCTGGCCTTAAGCCAGTTGTACAGATCGAAGTCCGAAGACGCACCCCGGCTCAGAGTCACGTCAGGGAACGTCATCCTGCCATTCAGCTTGATCGGGGTCAGGCTGCCGCCTTGCCAGTAAACCGTTTCCCCGATCTCACAGGCCAGCTCCGATCCATCCTTGAACTTCGCTGATCCAATTCCATCGATCTCGATGAAGAACCGGAATTTCTGATACAGGTTTCTCGGGTTGCCAGTGCCCATGTTGTCACCTCCCTTTTCGGTCTCGCGAGACTAGGCCGCGGCCGGCTCCAGCATCTGTTCGTATTCGGAGATCACCCAGTCGATCCCGGGCTGCGTCCGCACGCCGATCTTCAGCTTCAGCTTCCGCTCCCGGACGGCCTGCGCGTTGTTCAGCACGTCCGACACATCCACGAAGAACGCCAGCGCCGGATCGTTGTACTGGAACGCGTCCAGGTCCATCTGCTGCTTCAGGAAGGAGAACACCGAACGCCGCACCTGCTTCCGCAGCGCCTTGTTGTTGTTCCGGTGTTTGTAGACACGCAGGCCCCGGCGGATCGTCTTCTCCACGTACCCCATGCCCCGGCGCTCCGCGATCGTCCCGAAGTCCCCAGCGTCCGACAGGCAACGGTGCCCGTCGATCTGGATCACGGCGCCGTCCGGCTTCCAGATCGGGTTGATCAGCTTCGGGTACACACGGTCCCGCACCGGCTCCCGCTGCACCTGGGAGACCTTCGCATCACCCAGCAGCTCCAGCCCGGTCGCGCTGTTCAGGTTGCCCCAGTCCTCCCCGGCCGGCTGTTCGTAGATCGCTCCAGGCCGCACCGCGTCGTTCCGCGACATAACACCGGCGATCGTCGCCGCCGGATCCACCAGCAGGTTCTTCAGGTCCGTGGTGAACACGGACGCGTCCGGGTTCCGGATCTTGATCTTCGGCCAGAACGCCGCGCCCTGCTCCGCGTACGCGTGCCGCAACAGACCGTTATCCTCCACGAACGCGATCATCTGGGAGAACGTCAGGCCGGCGGGGGTGCTAAGAATATAGAACACCTCCCGCAGACGGGTTAGCCGGCAGTACGAAAGGGCAGAGATCATGGACGCATGATCCACCATCTCCGGCAGCACCAGCACGTCGAAGTCCAGGACGGTCTCCAGGGCCCACATACCGATCCCGCCGTCGTCCAGGTCGATCCCGATCACGTCCGCAGCCACGTACCCGGTCAGCCCGGAAACCGCACCCGTGAACGCTCCACTTTCCACGTCCACCGGACGGTCCAGCGTGGGAGTACCCAGGGTGGCGTCCAGGTCCGTCGCCAGCACCAGAACGGATCCGCCGTCTTCGATCTCCTGGTTCAGACGGACCTCCACGAAGTCCGTGGCGTCCGTGTCGTCCATGGTCAGGTTCGCGTGTGACTCCATCAGAATGTTCCGAAGGTAAAAGAACAGATCGAAGGCGCTGGCCTTGCCGCTGCTGGCCTTTGCCACCACCGCCTTCAGATCGTCCCCGTACGCCCCGAAGTACCGCTGCGTGAACCGCAGGGTGGCCACCGCTACCGTCTCTTCCCCTTCGTGCAGGAGCACGTCCAGCCCGAACCGGGCGTTGGCTGTGCCGGTCCCCTTGAACTGGATCGACGCGGCCGCACCGGTGTCAACCGTCGCGATCGTCGCTGTGTCATCATCTTCCGCGGTGATCGCCACCCCATCCGGGCCCACGCCGTCTTCGATCCAAGCGGCCACACCCAGGGAAGCCAGCTCCGCGAACGTCACAGCGGACAGGTCCGCCACGTTCCCGGTGCCGGTGCCCGTCAGCGCGGTAAGCCCCAGCACGGTCGCCGCGGTGCCGCCGGTGATCTCGATGTAAGCACCGGTGCCCTGCTGCCCGGTCTCCAGCACCAGGTTCTTCGCTGCCGCTCCCTGGTACGCCACAGCATCCTGGAGCTGTGCCTGGATTTCATCCGCCACAGCAGCAGAATCCGTATACGCCTGGGCCGATATGGTCAGGGTCTGGATCGGACCGGCCGCGCCCACCTGTGCCAGGATCGTCACGGGTGAAGCAGGGGTCCACGGGAACGGGTCCGCGCCCGGGTTGCCCGTCACCTTCGCGGACGCACCAGCGAAGGTCACGGTGTTATCCGCTCCGGCGTTCACGCTGCCCACCAGCGTCTCCCCGTTCTGCACGAACCAGGGGGCCGCCTCCGTGGTGGTAACTTTCGCTGCGGACGCGGCCACCGCGTCCGTGTTCAGGTCCAGGGTGCCCTTCGCTGCGGCGTGCGTCTTCGTCACCTGGGACGAATAGTGAACCGTGCGAGACACATAGCAGATCGCTCCCTGGTTCTGAAGCTCCGCATAGAATTGCCACACGGCCCGGGTCAGGGTGTAGCTCGTCCCGTGCCCACCGAACACCTTGAAGTAGTCCTCATAGGACAGGACCACCCAGGGTTCCTCCAGGGGGCCACGCTCCGCTGCACCGACGAAGACAGGGATCCCCGTCTGCGCGGCGTTCATGGACTGCTGCCGCGCCGCCTGCTCCAGCGAAAGGACTTTGGAAGACAGTAGCTGATTGTTCATCTTTTCCTCCCCGTTCCCGGTTCATTTGTAGCCTAACAGAGCCAAAGATCGCCCACAACAGCGAACCATTTTCAGTCCAGCGGATCCGCCTTTACCAGGTCAAGATTCGCCAGCTCCATAATCTCGTCTTCATCTCCCAGCAGGGCCGTCACGCACACCACGTCGAAGGTCTCCAGGTCCACCCCTTCCAACTTCCAGCGCCACCGGAACCAGGACAGGTTGTCCGCATTGGGCTCCGCGTCCAGCGTAGGATCGCCAGCCCGGATCAGGCGGTAGTTGTTCTTTCCCCTGGTGGAGTCATCCGGATCCCGGTCCACTGCAACCGTAGGATTCTTCTTCAGGAATCGGGTGCAGGCTTCCAGTATGTTCAGCAGCTGCACCGGCTGCGCGGTGAACGCCAAAATCTCCAGCTCCAGGTCCACGGTGTCCGGGGGCTCCAGGTTGTCCACTTCGTCGTCACGTTCTTCCGCTTCCTGCTCACCGGTCCCGGCCAGCCGGTCCCACGGCACACCCATCACGTGGACGTTCAACGCGGGCACCGTGGCGATCTTCGTCATCCGATCCGGCCCGGGTTCGTCTGCGTAGTCCGTGTGCATTGTGATCACCACGTGGTTCAGCACCTGCTCCCGCAGCAGCCGCCGCAGCTTCCGCAGGCACCGCGCCAGGGTCCAGTCCCGGGC